AGGGACTTTATTCCCTATTGGTGGGATCAGGATGACTATTCGGTGTATTTACACATTTGAATCGGGAACACCTTAATAGGAGATAAAGATGGCTGATAAAAAAATTATAGATAAAATCAAAAAAAAGATAGATAAAATAGAACAATTACATGATAAAGAAAGTTTACTTTGCGAAGAAGTAAAAGATCTGTTAAATGAGATGGAAGGAAATGTCGTTGAAGAAGAAGAAGATTGGGATGAAGATCTTGAAGAAGAAGAATTTGACGATGAAGAAGATAAATAGTATAAGAAAAAATATAGGAGAATAAAATGGCAGTACACCACGGAAAAGAAGGTCAAGTTACAATCGGCGGAACAGCAGTAGGCGAATTAACTTCGTTTACTCTTGAAACGACGGGAGATGTAGTTGAAAGCACAAAAATGGAAGATGGAGCAAAATCTTTTATTGCTGGAAGAACATCTTTTTCAGGAACTTTAGAAATGCACTTTGATGAAACTGATTCAGCTCAAACACAAATGACAGCTGGATCTTCATTAGCATTCAAACTGTTACCTGAAGGAAGTTCTACTGGAGACAGAAAATTTGAAGGAAGTGGGATTATTACTGGAATGTCAGTAAATCAACCTTTAGATGGAATTGTTGCTAGAAGTGTTACATTTCAAGGAACTGGAGCTTTAACAATTGGAACTGAATAATAATTTATGTCAATAATAGACAGAGCTAAATCTCACTTTGAGAGTTTAGGTGTTCAAGATATTGAGATAGAAGAATGGAAGGATGACGAGGGTAAACCTACTGTTATCTATTGGAATCCAATTACATTAGCAGAAAAGAAAAAATTATTTAGTAGATCTGATAATCTAAATGATGTTGGATTGTTAGCTGATATTGTAATTATGAAAGCTTTGGATAAAGATGGAAATAAATTATTTCATACTACTGATAGATTAGATATTATGAATAAAGTAGATTCTGATGTCCTTGCTAAAATAGCGGCGGCGATGGTTCAATCTCCTACTGCTTACGAGTCAAAAAAAAACTAAACACTACACCTGAATTAAGAAATATGCTAATACTAGCGGATAGGTTAAAAATAACCTTGAAGCAAGTATTAGATATGACCGAAGTAGAATATAACTTGTGGATTGGATTTTTAATGTTAGAAAAAGATGAATATGATAGAAAGAAACCAATGAGATAAATATGGCTCAAAATTTAGTTTTAAATATATTAGCAAAAGATAAAACAAAACAAGCTCTAGCTGGAGTGAGAGCCGGATTATCAAGATTACGAACTTCAATCTTCTCTGTTCAATCAGCAATATTAGGAATCGGAGCTGGAGTAGCAATTAGATCATTTATCAATGTTGGGAGAGAAGTAGAACAATTAAGATTAAGATTCTTACTATTATTTGGATCTGCTACTGAAGGAGCAAAAGCATTTGATACTCTCGTTAAATTCGCTGGTAAAGTTCCTTTTACACTTCAAGAGATTGCACAAGCTTCAGGAAATCTAGCCGTTGTTTCAAAAGATGCAGATGAGTTAGGAAAAAATCTAGAGCTTGTAGGTAACATCGCCGCCGTAACAGGATTAGATTTTAGAATTACTGCAGAACAAATACAAAGATCATTATCAGCCGGAATAGCATCAGCAGAAATATTTAGAGAACGAGGTGTAAGAGAAATGTTAGGTTTCACGGCTGGAACTGCAGTATCATTAGAAGAAACAAAAAAGAAATTAGATGAAGTATTTGGGCCGAATGGAAAGTTTGGAGAAGCGGCGAAATTTCTAGGAACTACTTTTGACGGAACTTTATCTATGATCCAAGATAAAATATTCCAATTTCAATTAGGAACAAATCAAGCTGGATTCTTTGATTTTATAAAAGGTGGTTTAATTACAGTAAATGAATTATTAATTAAGAATCAAAAACAATTAAATGATTTTGCAAACAGATTAGGTAAAGGTCTTGTAGCATTTATAGAGGAAGCAATCGTTGGATTTGTAGGATTATTAAATGCAACAAAAGTAGTATTCAAAACTATTATTGCTGGTATTGCTGGAGTTGTAGATATAATAAATTTCCTTCCGCCTGTCGTAAGAGAATTAGGTATTTTAGGTTTCTTAACTTTAGGAACTAAAGGAAGAGTTTTAGTTTTAGCTCTTGGACTTATTATAAATCAAGTTAAAAAATTACTTCAAAAAATGGGAGTTGATATAGATCTGAGTTTTGGATCTTTAGAAAAAGTAGAAGAATCAACTAAAAACATAAGAGGTTTCTTTGATGATGTAAGAGCAAACATAGAAAAGAATACAATAGCAACAGTTGAATTTGGTGAAAAGATTGCTGAAGCAAATGCTGAAGCGGCAAAACTGAAAAGAAATATATCTCCATTTAGAAAAGAATTAGAAGATCTAAATAATAAATCTTTGAAAGATCTAACGACATTATCTAAACAAGCTTTTGAAATTATTGAAATGGGAATCAAGGGAATGTCGCAAGGATTAGCAGAAAATATCGTCACAGGAAAAGATCTTAAAGGAACATTCCAGGCATTAGCAGATCAAATATTAATTAAAATATTATCTACACTTATTGAGATTGCCGCTAAAATAGCTTTACAAGTTGTTCTTGAACAAACTGCTATTGCGAATCTTTTAGTGAAATTAGGTATAGAACAACAAATAACGGCTGAAAAAGATAAACAAGCTAAAGCATCTAAAGATCAAGCTAAAAGAGATTTTGTATCAACTTTATTATCAATTCCATTTATGGGTAAAGCAAACGGTGGATCTGTTATGAAAGGTATGCCTACAATAGTTGGAGAGAGAGGGCCTGAGTTATTCTTTCCAAATAGTTCAGGACAAATAACTCAAAATGCAAGAGGAACACAAGGAAGATCAGCAGTAGTGAATTTTAATATTAATACAATAGACTCAAGAGGATTTGATGAAGCTCTAGTTGAAAATAGAGGAACTATAACTGCTATTATAAATAATGCTCTTACTGAAAGAGGAAGGGGTGAATTAGTATAATGGCTGGAGCTTTCCCTTCATCAGCAAATTTTGAAACATTAGGATTATCATCAATCCAAAATACAATTATTTCAAAATCTATTTCAGGGAAAAAACTTTCAAGACAAATAGATAATCAAAGATTTAGATTTACAGTTAAAATAATAGTTGGAAAGAGATCTGATATTTATGGAGAGCTTATGGCTTTTATTATGAAACAAAGATCTTCAAAAGAAAATTTTACGATCTCTCCACCTGAATTAAAAAGTATAAGAGGTGTAGAATCTTCAACAATATCAGTAAACGGATCTCATACTGCTGGAGATACAACAATAGCTCTTGATGGATTTGGAGCTGATACTGCAAATAGATTTCGTGCTGGAGATATGATTACTTTTGCTGGTCAAACAAAAGTCTATATGATTGTAGAAGATGTAACAAGTTCTTCAAATGCAGCCACAGTTACGATAGAGCCACCTTTAAGATCTGCTTTAGCTGATGATGCAGTAGTAACATATAATAATATAAATTTTACAGTTCATTTAACAAATGATGTTCAAGAGTTTGGAGTTGTTGGAGCAACTAAAGATGGAGATTTATTATATCAATTTGAGCTTGATGTAGAAGAAACACTTTAATGGCAAAATATTTGATTAAACATTGGATCAATGTTGATGTGATCGCAGAAAAGATTGTAGATGATGAAAATCTTACAACAAATGAAGTAGAAAAAAAACACTCGCCAGATAGCACTTTTGAATATAAAATGATAAAAGGAAGTGAAAAGATAAACAGAACAACTTACGAAGAATATGGCAAGAACACTAACGACGGCAGTACAAAACCAACTAGCGACAAATGATATAAGACCTGTACATCTTATTTCTATTGGATTTGGAACACCTGTAAATATAACTGATAATGCTTTTGATCTAACTTCTTCAATATCAGGATCAAGCAAAACATATACTTCTTCATCTTTTTTAGTATCAATTCCTTCTTTTACCGAGCAAACAGATGTAACTAAATCATCTTTAAATCTTACTTTATCAGGTGCAGATCAGACATTTATATCAACAGTTCTAAATGAGAATGTAGTTAATGATTCAGTTGAGATATTTAGAGGATTATTAGATTCCAATAATGCCTTAATAGCAGATCCTATTTTATTATATTCCGGAAATATAGATACATTTCAAATAGACGAATCTGAAACAGAATCTAGTGTTAATTTAACAATCGTATCTCATTGGGCAGATTTTGAAAAAAAATCAGGAAGGCAAACAAACAATAACTCACAACAAAGATTCTTTAATACTGATGTTGGAATGGATTATGCTAGTCAAACAGTTCTAGATATAAAATGGGGTAGAGCATAATGGATATAAATAAAATCATAAATCTTTATAGGATGTTTCCAAAATATCAGAATAATAGTTATCACGAATTATATTATCATATCATTCCTTCTATACAATTAAATCAATTTAAAATATTTGAAGATGAAGATGGAGTTTATGGTTTTGTTAATTGGGCATATTTAAATAAAGATACGGAAACAAAATATAAAAACAAAGCTCAAATATATAAAAATAAATGGAATTGTGGTTCTAATCTTTGGATACACGATGTAGTTTCTATAAGAAAGACAAAAGATGTTGCCTTATGGATAATTAAACATTGTCTCAATCAAATAAAAACAAATGATTATTTTTCGTGGATAAGAGTTAATAATAATAATCAAATAAGGCGAATATCAAAAAAATACAAAAGGGAGTTTCATAATTAAATGGGTGGTGTAGTTAGAAAAGTAGTAGCTCCGGTTAAAAAGGTTTTTAAAGCAGTACGAGTAGCAAATTTTTTAGGCAATATTAATCCTTTTGTTGCTATTGGAGTATTAGCAATAGGATGGTTATTTTTAAGATCTAGAAAACCTGAAGTACCTGATTTTGGAACAAATGATTTTGAAGAAACAGAACGAGGTATATTAGTTAATAAGCAATCTAATAATGCTTCAATTCCTGTTGTTTATGGAGAACGATTAATAGGTGGAACGAGAGTATTTATACAAACATCAGGAACAGATAATGAATTTTTATATATAGCTCTTGTTTTATGTGAAGGAGAAATAAACTCTATTGAAGAAATAAGAGTTGATGAAAAAGTAGTTACTTTTGATGGAGCTTTATCTGATAATGTTCAAAGAAATGTAGCAAGTTCAGATTCTAATTTTTATAAAGATGCAGTTAGTTATATTACTGTTGAGCCTCATTTCGGTACTGATGCACAATCCGCATCTAGCTTATTATCTACACTATCATCTTGGGGAACTAATCATAAATTATCTGGAATTTGTTATTTAGCATTAAAATTTAGATGGAACTCGGATATATTTGGTGGAATCCCAAGTGTCACAGTAAAATTAAAAGGGAGAAAAGTTGTTACATTAGCTTCTGATTTATCTGAATCATCTGCTACATTTTCAACAAATCCTGCATTTTGTTTGTTAGATTATTTAAGAAATGAAAGATATGGAAAAGGAATAGCAACTGCGAATATAGATTTACAATCGTTTAGAGATGCATCACAAGTTTGTGTTACACAAGTTACACCTTTTTCCGGTGGAAGTGATATAAATATATTTGATACAAATGCAGTTCTAGATACATCAAAAAAAGTGATTGATAATGTAAGAGATTTATTAAGAGGTTGCAGAGGTTATCTTCCATATGTTCAAGGTAAATATAGATTAGTTATAGAAACAACTGGGTCAGCTTCAGTATCACTAACAGAGGACGATATATTAAATGGATTCACTTTAGCATCACCTACAAAAAATTCTAAATATAATAGAGTCATAGCAACATTCATAAATCCTGATCGTAATTTTCAAGCAGATCAAATTACTTTTCCACCTACTGATGATTCGTCTTTAAGCTCATCAGATAGACACGCAACGATGAAAACAGTTGATGGTGGATTTTTGCTAGAAGGTAGATTTGATTTTGCAACTATTACAAGTCCTTATCAAGCAGAAGAAATGGCAGAAATAATTTTAAGAAGATCTAGAGAAAGTTTAGGATTAAATATTACTGCTGGATTTAATGCTTATAAATTACATATTGGAGATATTGTAAATGTAACTTTATCATCATTAGGATTTACTGCAAAAGCATTTAGAGTAATTGAAATGGTATTTAATGCTGATTATACAATCACATTATCATTAGTAGAACATCAAGATAGTTTTTATACTTTTGCTACAAAAGGAGAAGTATCATCAACTCCTTCAACTACACTTCCAAATCCATTTGCTATTCAACCACCAGCATCATTAACATTAACTGATGAATTAATAGAATATGCAGATGGAATAACAATAACAAGATTAAATATTTTAGTTGGAGCTAGTACTGATAAATTTGTTCAATATTATCAAGTGGAAGCTAAAAAAAGTACTGAATCAGATTTTAAAATAATATCAAGTGGAACTCAATTAAATCACGAATTAATTAATGTAGTTGATGATATTTCTTATGATGTTAGAGTAAAAGCAATTAATGCTTTGGGTGTTTCATCAAGTTATATTTCAGCAACAAGAAAAATAGTTGGAGCTACTGCTATTCCTTCAGATGTGACAGATCTATCTGTATCTTTAGTTGGAAGTAATCAAATGGAATTATCTTGGACACCTGTTGAAGATCTTGATATATCTTGGTATGAAATAAGATTTCAAGATGTAACAAGTGGAGCTACTTGGAATGAAAGTACACCTTTAGCAAAAGTTGTTAGACGAAAATCAAATGCTTTAGTGGTAAATGCAGTGACAGGCAGTTTCTGCATAAAGGCAGTTGATAAATTAGGAAATAGTAGTGCAAATGCTTCAATCGTTTCTACTAATATTTCAGGATTACAAAATTTTACTAATATATTTACTTTGAGCGAATAATGGCAAATTTTTTAGGAACAAGAGATAGTAGTGTTGCAATTTCAACAGATAATGCTGGAAGAAAAGTATTAATATTAGATACGATTACTCAAACAGATAGTTTAGTTGGAAATATAGATTCTGCTGAAGGAAACTTTGATTTAGGTGGAACAGATTCTACATCTAATCCAACTAATTTTGAAGGTAATGTAAAATCTTCCGGTGAATATACCTTTTCAAATACCTTATCTTTAGATGCAATTTATGACACTAATTTAGGAGCTATTGTTGGTATGTCAGCAGAAGAT